TCAGCCCAGGGACTGCCGTTTTGAGACCTTCGAGCGGTCGTAGACGCGGGCCGTGGTGGCCGAGCTGGCGTGAAGCTCGGGCAGGGCGCCATACCGTGCCTTGTGCTGGGTCGTGTAGTAGGCCCGCAGGTCATGGAAGGTGAAGCGCCGGCAGATCACCTTGGTCTCCAGGGCCTCGACCATGGCCCGCTGCCAGCCTGTGGTGAAGCCCGATTCCGTGAGCGGGCTGCCGTGCTGGTTGATGAAGACGTGCAGCGATGTCTCGGGGCGTGGCAGTTGCAGCAGCCTCTTGGCCAGGTCCAGCATGGCCGGACCCATGGCGATGTTCTCCGCCCGCTTCGTGCCGCCGTGCTGCTTGGCGCGCATCAGCCGGATCTCGCCGGCCTGCATATCAATCTGCGGCACCTGCAGGGCCAGGAACTCCACGCGGCGCGAGCCAGCCAAGGCGGCAAACTCCGCCATCAGGGCCAGGGTCTTGCGCGCTGGGCTACCGGCCTCCAGCCAGTCCAGGAAAGCTCGCAGCTCGGCCGGCTCCGGCGCTTCCGTCCGGGCTCGCTCGCTGTTCTTCTTGACCTGCTTGCACGGGTTGGCGTCGATCAGCCCGCGCTCGATGGCCACGTTCATCAGGTTGGAGAGCAGGGCGATTTCTCGATTGCCCCGCACGGGTGCGTCTGCACGCTCCACGCGCAGGAACCTGGCGATGTCTGTAGGGCGCACCGCGGCGGCTGGCACCTCGCCCATGACCTCGATGAGCTTCAGGCTGTAGGACTCGTAGTCCTTCTTCGTGCGCTCCGCTAAGGCCGTCCAGCGGGCGGTCTTCTGGTACAGGTCCCAGAGCTCGCGGATCGTGCCTTGCAAGTTTGGGACGTGATTCATCTCCAGCACGGCCTGTATGGCCGCTGTGCGGTCGGTGCCCAGGTTGATGGGCTTGCCACCCACCGGGTGGTATCGGTAGGTGACAAGCCCGTTCTTGCGCGGCCGAGCCTCCATCCGGGGCAGAAGGCCGAAGCCTGATGCTCGCTCTCTTCTGCGACCCATCACTTACTCCAGTTGAAGCCGCGCCGAGCCGGTGAGGGCGCTTTGTTGTTAAGCCTCTCTTCAACGATGGTGCGACCAACCAGCGGAAGGCCGTCGGGGCGGACACCGGCAACGGCAATGCCGAGTACTCGCTCGATGTAGCGGCGCTGGGCGAAGCGCTGCTTCAGGGGCTTGCACAGGCCGTTTATCTCGTCCTCGGTCAGGTAAGGACTCAAGACTGGTGATTCAGCTGTCATGTAGCTGGCCCTCCTGTGCTTCTCTTGCGCGGGGTAGAGGCCGCGCTAGCCTTCTTCTTGGCAGCTGCCTTTGCCTTAAGGGCCTTCACATCCATGCCGGCATCACGCATCCACTTGGGGACTATGCCCATGCTCAGCATTGCCTTGTCCAGATTGGATCTGGGCTCAGGGTCCGAGGCTTTCAGCCGGATGGTCGGCATCGGGCCAGGGATTCTGGTCTCGAGCTTGACTTGGCTAATTCGGTGCGATTCCTTGAACGCCACAACATCGGCTTCGTTGAACACGATTCGGCGCCCGATCCGATAGCAGGGGATTGGTCCATAAGGGGCGGCCAAAGCGTAGAGCCCCCGAGAGGATATGCCGAGGATGGCTGCAGCTTGCTTAGCGTTCATGAGAAAACTCCTTGCTGTGTGGTCTGACGACGAAGGGGTTCCCAAGCATTCACGAGGAGAGCGCATACGGTGTGCGATGACCCGTCTTGGCGCGTGAAGCGGGGGCGTTTTTCATTTTGCTCTGCCATGTTGATTGCTAGTTTGGGCAGGCGTTGTGCCAGCCGTATTGATCGCCGCGCTTGTTCTCTCCTGTCATGCCATCTGCCAGGCTGCCGATGGTGGCTGTCAGTAAACGGGCCGCATCAAGAACTCCCCGGATCTCGTTGATGTTTGCGGTTCTGCCGGCGCTGTCCACCACATCGAGCAGGATGCTCGCGTGCAATGCGATGGCGCTAAGAACGTGGTGCCGCTTGGTTTCTTCTTGGTCGGAGGCTGGTCCCGGATCGCGCGCAGGCGCATAGACGGCCTGCTGTCGCTCCTGCAGCGCCCTGAGAGCCGATGAATCTCCCGCAAGGCGGCAAGACCGGAAGGCACTGGACAGATCGACTGCAAGTGGCAGAGCTTCTCGAAGCAGGCAGCGCGCCGCGTTGACGGGGTCACTGCCATCAGTCTCCGCAGCGCTCAGCGCCTTTTTTGCCACGTCCAAGCTGTCGGTGACCATGGCGAGAAGCTCACCCATGGCTGGCCTCGGGCCATCCCCCATCCACGTTCCGTCGGTCCTGTTCACGTCCATCAGCAGAGCATCAGCCGTGTCAATGGCTTCATGGCCAGGGATGCGTGGCAACAGATCCGCAAGAGGCAAGATCAGGTTATGCACGCGCCGTGCCACGTCGCGTGCCAAGGCTTCATGCTCTTGGAGGATGTCGGGCTTCGCGACTTCGATGCATGGTGCTTCAACCATGGCGGCACCTCGTTTTGCTGACTGGCTTGAACACCTCCAGCACGCGGCCGAAGACGGTGATGGAGTTGAGGATCTCGGGCGTGCATTTGCCCCACTGCAGCGCATCAAGCCCATGGGGATCTGCCATGTCCAGGGAGCCGTCCAGGCGCCGATGGAACCGCCTCACGCCGAACCATTGATGGCGCTGGCCGGAGTCGACGGTGATCAGGTAGTCCGAGTCGCAGGTAATGCGGCGCGCATCGAAATCCACGCTGATCACGTCTCCGGCTTCGATGACGTGGCCGAACAGGCTGTGATGGGTGAGCAAGATGTGCCGCCCGAACATTCCTGTAGCCTGGGCAGGGTGCTCCAGTTGGCCCACAGCCATCGCCGGCATGGCGCGGCTGGGCTGCTGCAGTGCAGGGGCCTTGCGTTCTGCGACGGCGCTCATGCCTTGCCACTCCGCTCCAAGTACCAATCCAGGTACTCGCGGCCACTCTTGTCCAGGCGCTCATACACAGCGTGCTGCCGCAGTATCTCGGCCGCGACCATGACTTGGCGCCCGGTTGCATCCTGCACGGCGATCAGGTCAGTGCCTGTGTCGCTTTCGTTGAACCAGGTGCCGATATGCTCCACCTTGCCAACCAGCGTATCCAGTAGCGCCGGCTCGCATTCACTCGGCGGTGTTGCAGCCGTCACATGCAGCCGGCTCACGAAAGCGTCTGGGTGCTGCGGCTTCAGCTTCGCCAGCACTTCCGCTGCCTCAGCCCAAGATTCATGACGGAAGGCCAGGCGCGCGCCTTTCGCGGTCCAGACCTCGTACCGGTACTGCGAGCCGTGTCCGGCCGAGATATGCAGCCAGTCCTCAAGAAGCCGAACCTTTCTGCTGAAATCCTCATCGGCCACCTGGGCGCGGCCCTGGTCTTGCAGGCGTTGGACGGCCCAATCAGGCAGCGGTGGGAGCGGTTTAGGATGGACGTTGGCATGGAAACGGTGCGTCTCCAGCGTGCCGTCGATGAGGCATTGCCAGTGCACGGCAATCTCCTTGATTCGCTCAAGGAGGTCGAGGGCCGTAATGGGATCTGGCAGGGCTGGCGCTGCACGGCGGGTCGGAGGGGTAGGGCGGGGGTTGCGGCCGATCTTGGGGTTGATTCCGGCGTGCGTTTCCCCTGCCGCGCGAGGCGTGGCATCATTCTTCATGGTCTGAATTCCGTGTTAAGGGTTTTTGATCAAGAGTCCCGCGTGGTGGCAGCCGCGCAGTTCTCGGGCGAAGGCTGGTAGCTGGTGCTGCCGGCCTTCTGCTTTTTTTGGGGGTCCAGGTGACATAAAAATCGTCCTTGATACTATCGGCTGACCCCAAATAATTTCGGTCGAAAAGCTTGTCCAGGAATCACTGTTCAAAGAAAAACGGGTCAGGTAGTCGTAGCCTCTGCGTGAGCCTGCAGCTCTCGGGGTTCAGAGCAGGGCTGCCTGGGGTTCATCTGGGGCTTGCCTCGGCTTCAGGGGGACAACACTGCCGCCGTTGCCGCGCTTTCCATCCACTGCAGGCATGTTCTCGCGCACCACATCAACGACAGATTCCCACCAGTCGATTTGATTGCCGTGGTGTGCGTTCTTGGCCTTGAACGGAAGTACCTCGCCGTACTTGGTGCCTGCTTCGGTCAGCGCGTAGCCGTCCTTGACCTTGCGTTGCAGGCCAAGCTGCAGAAGCACCTTGTTGACGAGCTGGCTGCTGACTTTGGCGCGGCCTGTCTGCTCCGCGATGCGGGCGCCGATTTGCGTGGGGTTGAGGTGGACCATGCGCTCCAGTGCCACGGGCGGCAGCGCGCGGCGGAACTCGCTGAAGTCGATGCCGGTGTGCTGCTCAAAGGCCCGGAGCTTGGCGGCTGCCACCACATCGAGGCGGATGCCGGGCACGTCCTTCAGCGCGTCGCCGACGAAGTTGATGACCTTCACCTGATCCAGGGGCGTGCGGCCACGGACACGGGCTGGTTTTGTCTCAACTCGCGCTGGCAGCGCTTCCACCTCGCCGGCCAGCACGCGGCGCTCGCACTCGATGAAATACTGCCGGGCCCCCTTGCCCTGGGGCGTGCGCTCGACCATCGCCAGCTCTTTGGCCATGTCGATGCTGACGATGTATTCCTTCGGAGGGCGGCCACCGGTACTTTCGCCCAAAAATGAGCAAAAGTCCTTTCCCTCCTCAAAGTCGTAATCCTCGATGCGGCGAGGCATCCAATCTTTGAACTCCGTGCCTGGATTCAGGTGCTTGTACAGGTCGCGAGCATCTACCGACAACACGGTTAGGCCGCCGATCTGGCGCGGCGCTACGGGGATGAGTTCGTTCATTGCTGGGCTCCTTTCTGTTGCGGCCAACTGTCGGCTACTTCTTGAAAAATTGCGAGACGTAGAAAAGTCACTCCTGCGGTGTTCTTCAGTGCCTGAAATGTGCGTGCGGCGACATTTGCACCGGCTCACTGCGGGTTTGCTTTTGCCTCGCACTGCTCATCCGTGCGACGGCTCAGTTCGAGACGAAACAGGATTTCCTGGTTGACGCTGCGGAACGCTTCCTTCGCCTTAGTTCGGAGGTAGTCCTCAAGGTCGTCCGTCGGCCTGAACTGGATGGGAGGCTTCTGCTTGGCTTTCGACATAGAATCAAACTTGGTTGTGATTGATACTGAACAGTCTTGAGTAGTAGTGTAAATACCGTTCGCTACTTGTCAATACTGTTCATGACTAATTTGGGAAAAAATGGACAGCGAACTTCCACAGCGCCTCATCAAGGCGCGCTCCGGCCATGGCTGGTCTCAGGCTGACCTTGCCGAGGTCAGTGGCGTTGCTGCCGCCCAGATTTCTCGGTATGAGCAGGGCCGTAGCAAACCTCGTACTGAGGTGACTGCAAAACTGGCGAAGGCGTTGGCCGTCAGTTTTGAGTGGCTCGCTTATGGCCGTGGACAAATCGACAACGGGTCGAACGTTCCGCAGTACCCAGCCGCGCAAAAGCTTGTTCACATCTTTGATCTGGAGAACGATCCCGAGCTTCGAGAAGCTGTCGAAACCCTGGCAGAGGAATCCGGCTTGACGATAGAGATGGCAATCAAATCTGCACTTCTCTCCGCTGCCCGAGAGCTTCAGCAGAAGGAGGCAGAGGCGGCGGCCAAAAAGCCCAAACCCTGACCTCGCCTCCTCACGACGCGGCTCATTTTTGAGCCATGGCCTCAGTTGACCCGAAATCATCGGGTTGGTTGATGGGGTAGCCATCACACAACCCTTCCTACTAGACGCTTGGTCATGGGGCGCTCCTGATACTCGCCGAAGGCTCCGTTGAGCACCTCGTTCGGCGCTTGGATGCGCGGTAGTTGCGCCAGAGCAGGCCCAGGGCCCAGACCATGGCTTGGGGAAGGCCGGCGCCAGCGCGACGGCGCATGGCGACGAAACGAAACAGACATGCGGCTTGGCTCATGAGGTGCTCCTTTTGACGGTGATGGCGAGGGCCTGGAACGCGGCGCCCGCGTCGATCTCGGCCTGGATGGTTTGTTCGCGCTCGTCGTCGGGCATGCCGGCTGCTGCCAGTTGCTCGCGCCGGGCGGCGGCGTAGTCAATGCGGATGCGCACGCGGTCTTCGATCTGGCCATTGCCACCGAAGCCGCAGTGCGAGCACATGCAGGGCACGCCCTTGGCTCGCAGTTCGCGGCCCTGGCGCTCGGCGGCGCGAACTTGATGGGGCTGCAGGCCGTTGGCACGGCAGATGCGACGGATCCAACCTTCAGTGAGGCTGCTGTGCCCGTGGCGCGCGTCTTGGCGGACCTGCAAGAGTGCGTCCGTCTTGTTGAGCGTGATCTCTTCCAAGAGATAGCGGGAGAAGGGCTGCATCAATCACTCCAATAGGTTGAGTAATGGATGCCTGCGGCATCCCTTCGCAACACCTCGCTGGCGGGACTTCATCCCTGGACCTGCCCTCTGCATCCTGGTGGCTTACCGGCTTCGTATCGCTTGCCGAGGTCTGTTCGCTTTGTGTGTGCGGTGGATGCATCTTATAACTTAAGTTATTTATTCGTCAATACTCTTGGTTATGTGGTGCTCCAAAAAGATGCTCTACCCCTCAAGCCCTCTGCAACATGGCGATGTGACGGGCGCTAGAACGTCTAGCGATGGGAGTTAGAAATGACGGCGCAGCGTCCGACCTTTGCTTCCCAGGGTCGATGGATACATTGGGGGACCACTCGGGAGACACCCATGCACCATCTCGACACCATCGATGGAATCATTGCGCTTGCGGAGACAGGCCCTGGCGTTGAGCCAGGCGAGGCGCTCAACGTACTGGCCAGGATCATCAGCGACATGGATCCCCAGGAGGCCCACTACAAGGAGCGGGTGGCTGGCCTGGTACTCGTGGGGGCGACACTGTGGCGCACCTCCATCGCGGCAGGCGACACGAGCATTGATGCTGCCCTTTGGCGGGCGTAGAGCCCCAAGAAAAAAGCCCCGGCATTCGGGGCTTTGGCATCCACAGTGGCGATGGTTACCTTTGTGAGAAGTACCTCTTCCGCACGCCATCAACCGTCTGGTTGCACAGATTCTGCGTCGCAAGAGTGATCTCGGGGACGTGGATGCAGACCCCTGGCGAATGCCGAAAAGAATCCGCCTTCACTTCGTCGAAGTACTGCACTTCGCCGTCGGCGAGTTTGACGGTGTAGCGCGTCTTGTACTGCTGTACTGGGGCCGAGTCGGCCGCTGATCCAAGCATCGCCCCCAAGATTCCTACTGCCAAGTTCGCTCCAACTGAGTAGCTGTTGCCGCGCAAGGATCGATCAATGTACGCGGCGCTTGCCACAGCCCCGCCGAGAGCTGCGCCGCCAGAAGTGCCTGGTGTGGATTGGTCAACAGTCTGGACGTCAGTTATCACGCCATATCGATCAGGCTGGTGAGTTCGGACAGCGTGGGTATCTTGGAGCTTTGCTTGCTCTTCGGGAGACAGTGCATCCCAGTTGTCCTTTGGCAGGTGCGCAATCGTTTTGGTGGGTGTTGGCGCAGCTTCTTGAGTGCTCGGGGTTGTCAGCTTCCAGGCGCCAAGCGCAGGGACTTCGACCTGCGGGACTGCCGTATACCCTGGGTCAGTGGTCCTTGCGGTATATCGAGGCATCTCTGGCGCTGAAGTGGCGCAGCCAGCTAACGTGGCAGCCAACAATGCAAGGAAGAGCGGCGAGCGCATAGTCACTCGTCGAACTTGATTGCGCGGCCCTTGCCCTCAAGGCTACCCCAGCTCATCAGCGATATTCCGCCCTTTCCGTAGCGAGCCAAAACGACAGCATCAGCCCCCATCTCAGACGCCTTCTCTTTGAGCTTTTCAGTCACCATCTCGCGGGTAGGGTCCGGGTGGAAGAGGGTGGTTTTGTTGACCATGACAGAGATGTCGCCAAGCATCCTGTACTTGCGGTCTGTGATGTCGCTTTCTGTGACCTGGATCTGCGATGGCTGCTTCTTCGGTCCCTGGCCTGCAGTGATGTCGGCTGCACTGTTGTCCACCGAACTGGTTGACCAAGTTGCACAGCCCGTCATAGAGGCGCACAAAAGAATTGAGCAAAGAATTTTCGTGCGCATAGCTTTCCCTATTGTGGTGTTGTATCAAAAAGTACGGAGAGTGTAGGCCGTAACCGTTGAGCTTTGCAATGAGAAAGATTGCAAGTCACTCTACCGTCGCGGCCAAGCTCGGCCTGCGTGCCCTGCCGCATCCTGATCAGCCGATCCACTACTTCGATCGGTATCTCCAACCAAGCCGTCTTGACCGGCAGGAAGGCTGATGTTTTGGCTTGTACTTGAGTCTTTTGAGGGCTTTGCCGTTGGCGGCGCGTCGGCGCTGGCGGACTGGAGTCAGGGCGATAGTGTCATCGCGTCATAAGAAATCCCGCTGACTAATGTGAAGTGGCGCACTCAGACTGCCGCTGTCTGCGAGGCCACGCGCTGCCTTGATGCGTGGCTGCAGCGATGCTAGACGTGATGCAGCGGCGCGCCTGGAGTTGGACTGAACAGGCCAAAACCATGAGCGACACCTGTACGTATTGCGTCGGTGGCATTCATGTGCAGATTGCCCCGTTCAATGATGTTCCACATCTGCTCGTCAAATGTGGCGCCTGCGGCAACTACTATGTCTCGATGCCTAATGATATCGAGTACCAAAGAATCATGCGCTCCTTTGAGAGCCTCAGGGCTCCCGCTACCCTGCAGTCCGGCGGAGTAAGGTTGATGGAACATGAAGGAGGCCGTATCGCATGTGTGCCGCTTGCTACCAGCCAAGTAGATGAGCGTTGCGCAAGACTCGATGGCACCCATGTTGAAGGTGCTGACAGGTATTTGTAGACTCTTGATACGTTTGCGATTGTCACGGCGGATGCGATGTGTCCGCCTGGCGAAGAGATCAGAAGGTTGATCTGGGAAAAAGAACTATTCGCCTGATACAAAGCCGGAATAGATCTTGTAATCGTGCCGTTGTCTACAACGCCTGACAACGTCATCCAGACGATCGGTTTCTCATCCATAGCTCGGCCCCCTTTAAGCAGCCAGTCAACAGCAGCTCACTTGGAAAGATCAACTATGCATTTGGCAAATTGCTCAACCATCTCGTTTGACCTTTCTCGTATCAATTGGCTCTCTCTAGCTTTAGAGTCTTTTACGGTTAGGTCAATCTCAATGTGCACATCTTGTTGACCTTTCTTCCTATTGAAGCCAAGCACAGTCTTTTGATTTTTCATGATTCCCTCGAAAACCTGCCTCTGTGAGTCATCAAGTGCTCCGATGAACAAAGCGTAGCCTGGGGTTTCTGCCTCTGTTCTGATGATATTTTTTGGTGCAATCCCATTGGTATCTCTCAGGAAAGCGTTTGCTGGAGCCCACGCTTTGGCACTTCCGTCCATACCATCTCTCACGCCAACCTTCAGCGCATAGCCAAAATTATTCTGGTATGTCCTAATATAGTAGGAGCCATTTACCAATACAGGAGCGCTAGCCTTAGTAGCAAAATCACGGCCAATGGCGGCGAACTCAAAGCCACATGCACTTAACTGTCCGTCTGCCGTTTCACGATGACTTTTCACGAACAGCGTTCCAGACATGTACTCTGCAAGCTGCCTTTCTAGATCGCTTGTGGAGCACCATCCCGCCGTGGGCAGTAATGCAAGAAGAGCGAATAGATGATTTCTTGGCATGTCTTTCTCACATCATGATCTGCATACCATGGATTGAATCTGCAATTCGTTTTCCTGTCAATCGGACATGCGCGTTTGCAGATTAAACTTTAGAGTTAGGCCATCAGGGTCAATACTGCTGACAAATAAATTTCCAGGTGCACCCTATTTTCCTTATTCGGGCACCCACTTCCCAATAACTACACCACAGATGGTCGCCTCGCCGTCGATTGGTGTGAGCCTGGGCTTCCAGTCCGGGTTCAAGGCGCGCAGGAACTTGCGGCCATCCTCTTCTAAGTACTGCTTGAACGTGGCTTGCTCTTGGCTCTCAAGGCGGACCACAACACGGTCGCCTGGTTGAGCCATCCGGCCCGGATCCACAAAGATGATGTCCCCAGGCTCGTAGGTAGGACGTGCGCCGGGGTTGCTCATGCTTTCACCTTCAACGCGGAGACAAAACGTGGTTTCTCCATGCCGCACAGGGCATGGCAGCCAGTCCTCCGCGTCACCTGGGCGAAACGTGTCCACTATCTCAGACCAATTTCCTGCTTGCACCGACGAAATCAAGGGTACAAGCTTAGGTGTGGGGCGGTCTGAAAAGTGGCCTGTCATCGGCATCATCACCTGATGTATGCGCAGTGGCTTCATGCCTGCGAGTTCCTCTGCTGTAGTGCCAAGCGCAGCAGCGATCTTGGCCCCGTGCTTCGTATCCCCGCCCTTTTCGATCTTCGCGATCGATACCTGAGAAATGCCTACGGCCTCAGCGAGTTGAGCTTGGCTCCACCCCCGCTGTTCTCTTAGCGCCTTCATGCGCTCACCAAAAGTACTCACTGACATCTAGTGATCCTATAACCGCCGTTGTGGGTGGTCAAAGAGTCTTGGTTATTGACATTGAGAACCTGGGTTATAAAATGGGTTATGCACGAAAAAAACCCATCTGTCCCGGCCCTTCGTGAAGCTATTTCCCTTGCCGGCTCTCAAGCAGCGCTGGGCCGGCTCATGGGGCACTCGCAGGTACTTGTTCACAAGTGGCTCAACAGCTCCAAGCCTTTGGGCGAAAAGCACTGTGCGAAGCTGGAAAAGCTCCTGGGCATCCATCGTTCGCGATCACGCCCTGATGACTGGCAGGAAATCTGGCCAGAACTCGTGCAGTCCACTGACGAAGCTGCGGAAGCATGACTCATGCCGCCGCGTCAGGACATCCTCCGCCCGCCGCGCGCTGTCTCCAGCTCGCGCTCCACGCACATCACGACCCGGCTCGCCCGGCAGCGGATGTGCAGCTCTCCCGCCATCCATGACAACTCCAGCTGGCTGGTGGTCAACGTCTGCTCCCGCGCGCTGGTGTCGGGGTTCACGTTGGTGCTGACGCTAGTCCTTGTGCTGGCGTGGAAGGGCTGTGTTTTGAGGTTCATGGCGGCTCCCTTTGGTGTGGTGTTTGTTTGCATTGCCGCGATGTTCGGCGTTCCCTTCTTCCCCGTCCACGTCCAATTTTTCAGGAGCCGGATATGAGCGCTCTCGATGCGCTGCGCCGCGGCGTTGATCACTTCCCGGGTGGCCGCGCTGTCGTGGCTGTTCGTCTCGGCAAGACGGACGAGGTTCTGCGCAAGGAGCTGTCTGGCGCTTCGTCGCACAAGCTCGGCGCTGTCGATGCGCTGGCCATCACCAGCCTGCTGCGCGAGGCAGCCATGCCCCACTGCTACGACTACGCGGCCTATGTCGCGGGCGAGGCTGGGGGGCGCTTTGAGCTGATGGAGGCTTGCCGCGTGGTGGTGGCGAGCCCCGTGGACAAGGTGTCAAAGCTGGTGCTGGAGACCTCGCACATCACCAGTGCGGTGATCGAGGCCATGCAAGACGGCGTGATCTCAGACAACGAGCTGGCGCAGATCGAGCGCGAGATCGCCGAGGCCGAGGAGGTGCTTCGCAAGCTGCGCCAAGCCGCGCGTGCCGTCAACGCCGCAGGCAAACCCCGTGAGATGAACGAAGCGCAGGGCGCGAAGGAGTAGGTATGGCCGGGGACTGGATCAAGATGCGGACTGACCTCTACCGAGACCCCAAGGTCTCGCTCATTGCTGATGCGCTGATGGCTCCTGGCAGCGAGCTTTCGCGTTACGTCACGAACAACTGCCAGCGTGAAATGACCGTCACCCGTAACGTTATGCGTAACGTCACGGTCGGAGCGCTGGTGTCTGTTTGGGGTGTGATGCGACAGCGTGGAAAGCGTAACGGTGACGATTTGGTGTGTCACGGCGTGACGCTGATGGTGCTCGATGACATCGCTGATCTGCCTGGATTTGGCGCTGCACTCGCGCTTTCGGGCTGGGTTTTGCAGACCTCCGAGGGCCTCGAATTTCCCCGATTTTTCGACGAATACAACGTCTCTCCAGAGGAGAAAACCCGCTCACAGGGTGCTGAACGCCAGCGCCGTTACAGGGAGCGCCAAGGCCAAAAAAGTGACGGTCAAAGTGACGGTTTTGGCTGCGTCACGGGTGACGTAACGGATAACGTCACTGTGACGCCTAGAGAAGAGAAGAATAGAGAAGAGAAAGAGAATACCCCCCAACCCCCCACCGGGGGCCGACAGCGTCGTCGCAATGCTGCCGAGGAGCCTGACGGCTTTGTCGAGTTCTGGTCGGCATACCCCCGCAAGGTCGGCAAGGACGCTGCTCGCAAGGCTTTCGCCAAGCGACGGCCAGACGCAGCGCTGTTGGCGAAGATGCTGGCGGCCATCACGATCCAGGCAAGGTCGACGCAGTGGCTGCGTGACGATGGCCAGTTCATTCCGCACCCCTCGACATGGCTCAACGCGGGTCGTTGGGACGACGAAGATGGCGTGGGGCAAGCGGGGCAGGGGGACAGTGAGAGCCGACCCCGCTGGGCTCTGCAGGCCGGTTTCGAGAACCGCTGGGAGGCGGAAAACGCGGGTTGCCGTGAGCACAACGCCCACCAATTCCGCGATGGCCACCGCGCGGAGGTGACCGCTTGAACGCCGCCGAACTCAGCCAGCGCATGGCCTCTGACGCTGCGGCGATTGCGCAGTACCTGCTGCCCAACGGCAAGCGCAAGGCCGGCGAGTGGGTGGCCGGCAGCATCAACGGCGAGGAGGGCCAGTCGCTTTCCGTCCGCCTGACGGGCACCAAGGCCGGCGTGTGGAAGGACTTCGCATCGGGTGAGGCCGGCGATCTGCTGGACCTGTGGGCCGCCTGCCGCAGCCAGTCCATCGGCGAAGCCATCCGCGAGGCCAAGGAGTACCTGGGCATCCGCGACGTGATGCCCGAGCGCGAGAAGAAGACCTTCAAGCGCCCGTCCAAGCCGCAGTGCCAAGCCGCCAAGGCCGGCGTCAAGGAGTGGCTCAACGGCCGGGGAATCACCGACGAGACCATCGCTGCCTTCCGGGTGGCCGAGCAGATCCGCGGCGGCAAGACCTACGCCGTGTTCCCGTACCTGCGTGACGGTGAGCTGGTCAACGTGAAGTACCGCAACATTGCGGAGAAGCGGGACATGCGCCAGGAGGGCGGGGCAGAGCCTTGCCTCTTCGGCTGGCACCTGATCGACCCCAAGGCCCGCACCGTGGCGATAACCGAGGGCGAGATCGATGCGATGACGCTGCACCAGGTTGGCATTCCTGCCCTGTCGGTCAATGCTGGCGCTGGCAATCACCAGTGGCTGGAGAACGACTGGGAGCGCCTGGACTGCTTTAGCGAGATCCTGATCTTTTTCGACAGCGATGAGGCTGGCAAGGCAGGGGCGCAGGAGATCGTCCGCCGCCTGGGCTTGGAGCGCTGCAAGCTGGTCACGCTGCCTGAGAAGGACGCGAATGAGTTCCTGCAGAAGGGCGCTTGCGGCGAGGACTTCTGGCACGCCACCAAGGAAGCCAAGACCCTGGACCCAGAGGAGATGCGCCAGGCCAGCGACTTCATCAACCGCGTGAAGTCCATGTTCTATCCGGCCCACGATGACGAGGGCGACCCGGTGCTGCGCTTGGACAAGGATCTGGACTGGTTCGAGTTCCGCTCCGGCGAGGTCACCGTCTGGACAGGCTACAACGGCCACGGCAAGAGCTTGATGCTGTCTCAGGTGCTGCTGGGGCTGATGCAGCAGGGCGATCGCGTGATGGTGTTCTCCGGCGAGATGACACCCGAACGCCAGCTCAAGCGCACCGTCAAGCAGGCGGCGGGCCTGGACCGCCCGAGCATGCCCTACATCGACGCCATCGGAGCCTGGCTGCACGACAAGCAATGGTTCTTCAACGTGGTGGGCAGCGCAGGCATCGACCGTCTCCTGGCCGTGTTCCTGTACGGCTCCAAGCGTTACGGCATGCGTCACTTCGTGATCGACAGCTTGATGATGACGGACGTGCCCGAAGACGGCCCAGGGAGCATGACCGCCCAGAAGGAAGCCGTCCGCAAGATCTGCGATTTCGCGCGCCGCAATGGTGTGCATGTCCACTTGGTCGCCCACCCGCGCAAGGGTGCGGACGAGTCCAAGGGACCCGGGAAGCTGGACGTTGCCGGGTCTTCCAAGATCACCGACGGCGCCGACAACGTGTTCACCGTCTGGAGCGCGCGCAAGGACGAGAACGACCCGGACCACGACCCTGACAAGCCCGACGCCAAGTTGGAGCTGCAGAAGCAGCGCAATGGCGACGTGCAGCACTACAGCCAGTACCTCTGGTTCAACAAGGCCGCCCAGCAGTTCGCCACGAACAGCCGGCGCCGCGCCATCTGCTATGTCCCTTTCTCAACCCAGGAGCCAAAAGATGAATTCGCTGACCAACCCTGATCGCGCTGTCCCGAACCTTGCGGCTGGCCATGTTCTGCTGTGGAGCCAGAGCCAGTGCGCGCTGCATATCGAGCCCCTCATGGACATGCTGACCAAAAACCGCAGGGCGTGCGCAGCTGACCATTCCATGGACTACGTGCCTCTGACCATCGGCACACGCGAGGAGTGCGACGCCGCAGCAAGTCGGCTCCGGCCAGTCCTCAACGAACGCCGCAGCTGCACCCCATCCCATTGATCCAGAAGACCGTATGACAACAGAAGCACCAACCACACTCGCTGCTGAGCGGCCCAACGTCATCGAACGCCTGACGAGCGCGAGCACCAGCAGCGACCTGTCCGTGGACCTGGAGAAGCGCGGCGATGCGGACTACCTGATCGCCGCTGGCATCCAGCGCGCAGGCCTGGGCCGGCTGGTCCAGCAACTGATCTGCGAATGGGATCGCCGCGAAAAGCCGCGCCCGCTGACCGAGGAGCAGCTGCAGCGCGTGGCGGAGCAACTGCCCCGCAAGAGCCGGGGCCGTCTCGACATGGTGGGCGCCCGCGTGGCCGAAGGCCGGTGGCACATGGAGCGCCGTATGCAGATCCTGACCAACCTGCCGCAGTACAACCGCCTGGTGGACGCGCACGCCGGGTTCCTGCCCTGGGTGCTGGCGCAGGGCATCAAGGACGCCCGCGCGAAGCTGACCGACGTGCTGCTGTGGTGGTGCGACCGCAAGTGCCCAGGCTGCGGAGGCGTCAAGCTGGGCGAGATGGCGATCTGCGAGACCTGCAAGGGCTTCGGCGACCGTGAGGTGCCGCACGAAGCCGAGGGCCAGCTGATCTCCGAGCACATCGCCACCCATGTGGACCGCGCACGCTCGGGCACCATCGCCGCGCTCAAGCGCATGAAGGGGCTGAAGGTGGTTGCAGCCGGGAAAGGGTGATGTATACTGCGTGCCTAGAGCGCAGGCGCAAGTAAACCGCCTTCCTCCCATCGGCAACGTCCCCAGGCGGTAAGTCTGGCAAGACACATATTTGGTGGAGGAGTTCGCCCAGAAAAAAGCCCGCTAGGTTCGCCTGCGGGCTTCTTGTTTTTGCTTGGGCAAGCTTTTTAGCTTACTGCCCACGATCAAACTTTGGATTTTTCTCAGATCAACCACTAGCGTTGATCGATGAATCCTATTTTGAGCGCAATCCATCTAACGTTGCGTTGTACAGTGCTGCTAGGTACATCCCGTGCACTTGTCCTGTGGTGATCGGGCCATCACCTGCTTTTGCCTTAGGAGGTTGGAAGGAACTGTTGTTCAGTCCTGCTTTTACCAATTCTAGTGCGACTCGTTGGCCTAGGTCGAGCTCCCTTGCCGTCGGTTTTGCATCCTTGGGGACGGTATTTTTGACTTCTTTTGCGTCTTTACTAGTGTTTTCTGTCATGGTCTGCAAGTTGATGAATGGGCTGTTGGGGAGACTGGAGCTTAAACCAAATAAGTGATTGATTAGCTTCTGCAAGCAGGATCAGTGGGCTGCTGCCTGTTCCACTGCTACGGGCGGCTCGCATGACCGCATGGCTTCGCCTTGATGCATAGTCGGTGGGGTCGGAGGACCTTTAGATGACCAACAAAGACTATCTAGACTGGGTGGAAAAGGCCGCTATCGAAAACCTTCGAGGGAGGCTTGCAACCGGTGATGTGCTGCTGGCGCAGTCCAATACGCTTCTTTCCCTGTTGCTCGTCGGGATCGGAGGTTCGTTGGCCTACTTAGTGAAGTTGCTTGATGGGGCTGCGGCTTCCCCTTTGATTGTGGGGATGGCTGCTGTAGCTGTTTGGCTGTTTTTCGTCGCTGCCTTGTTGGCCTTTCATTGCCTTTTCACGCGTGAGACGCAGCTTCTCTACAACGAGCCTCGGCATCTCAGCAACGATAGACTGAAGGTTCTGAACTTCAAGCTCGAAGATCTCCGAGGCTTCGAGTTAGAGAACATCCAAGGTCGAATTGAAGCTACCAAGACGCGGAACCAATGTGTGGCGATGTGGCTCGACAGATGCCGGGCCGGAGCAATCGCCACACCATTAATTTTTACCGTTGCTGCATTCGGCGTGGCCTATCTATAGGCTGAGGCGGTCGGTGCTCGCGGCGCTCTGGCTCTGGTTGTGGGATGGGGTTAGTTGCCATGTTCCGCCCTCCTGGCGATGGGTTGTGTGGAAGCTCCCATCGTAAGCCAGGAGGGTGGATGTACTTAGCTTGGTCCGATTTGGATATGCCTCTTGCTCCGGACAGCTCGGGGTTTACCTTAGTTTTGCCTTATCCGCCTCGCTAAATTTGACCCCGCTTCTCTCCAGGTGCTCCATCTCTCGGCGCGCTTCTGCCTTGTTGCCGACAGTGACGCTTATGCCGTTGTAGTTCAGGGTGTAGCTATCGTAGGGGCCCCTCGTGACTGATGACCCTTCTCTGTTCCTGTCGTTGAATCGGTCAGAAGCTTCTTTAGAAACACGGGCGCCCATGGCGTCCGCGTGGCTTAGGACTGGTGCAGCCAGTAGGCAGAAGGCCATGCTTGCAGCTATCGGAAAGCGCATCTGTGCTCCTTGGTTGATACCCGGAATTGGGATCTCGATTTTGTATGAGGGGTGCCTTTGGGTGTCCTGCTGTCTACCCGCTTGCTTCAGCTGGAAGAGAGCAATACCAGTTTCGTCGCCACCTAGTGCCGGCAAAGCCTGCATTGGTCATGGGGTGTCAGGCCTGCGTGGCGGCCGCTATCAAAGAGGTATGAGGCAGCGACCATGCATCAGTGCGCTGCCGCTGCGGATCCAGATGGCCCGACTCTCGAAAGCTGCAGCAGGCCCGCGCCGAGGTTTGGGTGCACATCAAATGGCACTCTGTGCGCCGTGCAAATATGATGTGATCTTTTGAGGAGATCCCAAGGATGAAGATTGTTGCGGCTCTGGTAGTGGCGCTGGGGGCTTCCAGCGCTTTTTCTGCAGATGAACCAAACGCAGCGGTGGCTTCTGGCGTTGTTCGCATGTCCGCTTCCATGAACGAGTTGGCACTGGCATGCAAGCACATGTCCAGCCAAAAGGTGGATGAGGCGAAAGCGAAGCAGAAGACCGCGACGCTATCTGATCTGAAGGTCTCCGAGGCAGACTACGAGAAGCTATACAGCGCTGCAGCCAGTGACTTCAAGACGAAATGGTCTTCGATGTCTGCACAGCAACAGCAGCAGTCCTGCGATCAGATGAAGAAGATGCCCACGAAGCCCTAGAAGCAAAGGGCATTCCCGTTGTCTATCGCCACCTTCGGGTGGCGTTTGCATTTGGTGGCCTGCCATGTCCAAGCTACAGACCCTTAAGAGCACGCTTCCGGTCCTTGATACCCGCCGCGTGCAGACAATGCAGGCCGGCAGCTGGCGCACCAGTGATCAAACCAGCAGCCAGCGCGGCTACGGCTACAAGTGGCAGAAGGCCCGCGAGCAGTTCCTGCGAGAGCACCCGCTGTGCCTCATGTGCCAGGCGCAGGGCAGGGTCGAGGCGGCAACGGTTGTTGACCACATCACCCCGCATCGCGGGGATCAGTCGCTGTTCTGGCGGCGCAGCAACTGGCAGCCCCTGTGCGCCACCCATCACAGCCGTGACAAGCAGCGCGAGGAGGCTCGCCGAGTCTTATAGACCCGCGATCTTGCGAACCTCTGCCAATGTGAACTCTTGGCCTTCGTCTTCGAAGTCCTGATAAATGTGCTCACCCTTCGTGAGCAGCTCGTCCAGCTTCGCGACTTCTTGATCTTGCAGCTCGTAGATAACGATGAATGCTTCTGCTGGGTCTTGATCATCCGCGCCGAACTCTTTGGCTTCCTCGTGAAGCGCTTTGATTGCAGAAACGGGATCAGAGGCTTCTCCCATCCATTGCAAGAATCCCGGGCCTGTGTCGAAGATTGCGTATTGCATCGATGCTCCTTTCTGATTGGTCTTGATGATAGATGGCTCTGGACGCTCATAGGGCAGGCATACCGTCGCACGTCAGCCGACTGGCATTTGCCCTGTACAGGGCTTCTATGCGCGTGCCAGGGCCATCGGCAAGGTGACTGGAGGGGAGGGGCTATGCAAAGTTAATGGGCTTCCGGCCTCTAGACCGCCCTGTTCCGCACGCGCAAGAAATTTCCCCCTATTCAAATAATTCAAATGGAGTTGCTATGGCCGGAGTCAAAGGGCGCAGCGGCGGCGCGCGTCCAGGCGCCGGCCGTCCACCGAAAGAGCCCGCATATCTGAACCTGAGTGTTACCTACGACGAGCCCGCCAAGTTCCTGAAGGCGGTGATGAACGACAGCGGCACCGAGGCCAAGCTGCGAGTGGACGCCGCCAAGGCGCTGCTGTCCGCAGAGGTGCGCCGGGCCGAGAACGGCGGGAAGAAGGCGGCCAGCGCAGAGAAGGCCAGGAACGCAGGACGCGGCAAGTACGAGTCTGCAGCACCACCAGCTCATCTTCAATAGGAGTAGCCGATGCCTGAATGGACGACTGCTTGCCCAGACTGGGCCGAGCGGCTGCGTGATGGGCGCTCCATCATCCCGCCGCCGATCTTCCCTGAGGAGGCCGAGGCGGGCCTGGCCGTGATGCGTGATCTGCGCATCGTGGACGCCCCGGGCAGCCCGCGCATGGCTGACGCCTGCGGACAGTGGATCTTTGATCTGGCCGCAACCATCTTCGGAGCCTACGACGCCCAGAGTGGCCGCAGGCTCATCAAGGAATGGTTCGTGATGCTGCCGAAGAAGAACTTCAAGTCCGGCTTGGCGGCATCCATCATGCTTACGTGCTTGGTGCGCAATTGGCGCCGGTCGGCCGAGTTCACCATCCTGGCGCCAACCAAGGAAGTGGCTGACAACAGCTTTACCCCGGCCAAAGATATGGTGCAGTACCTCGAAGAGTGCGAGGACGAGGATGAGGAGCCCTACAGCGAGTTGGCGGAACTGATCCATGTGCAGGACAGCCAGCGGATCCTGACCCATCGCAGCATGGGCGCGAAACTGAAGGTAATCGCTGCGGACACGAATACCGTTTCTGGCAAGAAGTCTGCAGTGCTGCTGGTGGAGGAGCTTTGGCTGTTCGGAAAGATCGCCAAGGCAAAGGACATGCTGCGAGAGGCTGGCGGCGGGTTGGCTGCGCGTCCCGAAGGTTTCATCCTTTACATCACCACCCAGAGCGACGAGGAACCTGCGGGCGTTTTCAAGGAGAAGCTGGAGTATGCGAGGGGTGTGCGCGACGGCACCATCATTGATCCCGAGTTCCTGCCCATACTGTTCGAGCACCCGCCAGAGCTGGTAAAGAACGAGGGCTGCATGCTTCTGGAGAACCTGGCCATGGTGAACCCCAATCTGGGGTACTCGGTGGACCGGCCATTCTTGGAGCGCGAGTTTCGCAAGGCCCAGCAGGAGGGCAAGGAGTCGCTCAAGGGCATGCTGGCCAAGTACGGAAACGTTGAGGTCGGCCTCAAGCAGCGTTCCAACAGCTGGGCCGGCGCAGAGTTTTGGGAGCTTCGTGGGAACCGCCGCATTTCGCTCGAATACATCCTGCGCGAGTGTGAGGTCGTTGTGGTCGGGATCGACGGTGGTGGGCTGGATGACTTGCTGGGCCTAGCTGTTGAGGGGCGACACCGAGGCGTGACTCGCTGCGCGCTCTGGAACAAGGCATGGATCCACCCCATTGGCATCGAACGGCGTAAGTCGGAGGAGCCGAGATACCGAGACTTCGAGCGCGACGGCGACCTGGTCGTGGTGGAGCGCCCGGGGCAGGATCTGGAGGAGCTTGCGGCGATCTGCAAGGAGATCTACGACGCCGGCCTGCTGGCGCGTATAGGCCTGGACCCGGAGCGCACGCACAAGGTGGTGTACCAGGCGCTCATTGATGCCGGGATACCGGAGGAAATGATCATCGGCATCTCGCAGGGTTGGAAGCTCACCGGCGCCATGGCTGTCGCGGAGCGGGGCCTGGAGGATGGGAGTCTTACCCACGCGGCACAGCCTCTCATGGCCTGGTGTGTGGGCAATGCGAAGGTGGTGCCCTCGGGCAATGCCTCGCTGATCACGAAGCAAGCCAGCGGCACAGGGAAGATCGATCCGCTGATGGCCTCCCTCAACGCTGTCACGCTCATGGCGACCAACCCGCAGGCCAAAGGGCCATCCGTCTACGAGACGCGCGGAATGCGCTTTCTATAGGGCACGACCACATGAAGATATTCGACAAGCTGTTCCGGCGGGATGGGCCGGAGGCTCAGTCGCGCCCGCGAGCCAGTTCGGAAGGAATTACCTTCCAGGGGCTGGACGACCCGGCGCTGCTGGAGTTCATCCGCAACGGCCAGATGGGCGCATCGAACCGCATGCTGCGCAACACCTCGGCGTTGCGCTGTCTCTCGCTGATCGGCAATGGCCTGGGCATGCTGCCCACCAGCCTTTACCGAGCCGGCGACGACAAGGAGGTTGCCAAGGATCACCCGGCGCACAAGCTGCTGCGCTACAAGCCGAACCCCTGGCAGACGCCGATGGAGTTCAAGAGCCAGATGCAGCTGCTGCTGGAGACCGAGGGCAACGCATACGCGCGCATCATCCGCGCCGCTGGCCGCCCGATCCACCTGATTCCCTTCGAGAAGGGGAAGGTGGACGCCAAGCTGGGCAGCAACTGGCGCATGCACTACCGCTGCACCACCGAGAACGGCGGGCAGATCACGCTGGACCAGGACGAGATCCTGCATGTGCGCGAGCTCTCGTTCGACGGTGTGCTTGGCCTGTCCAAGCGGCAACTGTCCACCGAGGTCTTCGAGCTGGCTGAGCAAGCGCAGCGCGCGGCCGGCAACATCTTCAAGACCGGCGTGATGGCTGGGGGCGCTATCGAGACGCCGAATGCCCTCTCAGATCAAGCGTACAACCGCATGCGGGCTTCGCTGGACCAGGGGCTCAGCGGTTCCGAGAACGTCAACAAATGGATGATCGCGGAGGAGGGGGCCAAGGCCAATCCCTTTACCTCGACGGCCAAGGACGGCCAGCAGCTGGAAAGTCGCAATCACCAGATCGAGGAGGTCGCCCGTCTGTACGGCGTGCCCCGGCCGCTGCTGATGATGGATGACACCAGTTGGGGCTCCGGTATCGAGCAACTGGCCATCTTCTTCGTGCAGTTCACGATGACGCCGCGCTTCACGGCCTGGGAGCAGGCACTGGAGCGTTCGCTATTGACGGATGCAGAGCGGGGCCACTACTACTTCAAGTTCAACGAGCGCGCGCTGCTGCGCGGCACGCTCAAGGACCAGGCGGACTACTTCGCCAAGGCGCTGGGCGCCGGTGGCCACCAGCCATGGCACACGGCCAACGAGGTCCGCGACCTGGCCGAGTACCCGGCAGACCCGAACCCGAAGTTCAACACCCTGGGCGATCCCTCGGGGAAGAAAGCAAGCAATGAGCCTCAAGCAACTCCCTGAGATCCGTGCGGATCACCGGCTGTCCAAGGCTGGATTCGACCTGCGCCCCGATGCTGTGGACCGATGGGAACCCGAGGTGCGAGCCTCGGCCAGCGACGCGGAAACGAGCATCTCCATCTACGACTCCATCGGCGAAAACTGGGAGGGCACGGGCGTCACGGCCAAGCGCATCGGCGCCGCACTGCGAAACATCGGTGCGCGCGACGTGACGGTCAACCTCAACTCCCCGGGCGGCGACTTCTTCGAGGGCATGGCCATCTACAACCTGCTGCGCGAGCACAAGGCAAAGGTGACCATCCGCGTGTTGGGCGTGGCCGCCTCGGTGGCTTCGGTGATTGCCATGGCCGGCGACGAGATCCTGATGGGTGATGGCTCGTTCCTGATGATTCACAACGCCTGGGCCGTGGCCGTCGGAAACCGCCACGACATGACCGACACAGCCGCCGTGCTGGCGCCGTTCGATGCCGCGATGGCTGCGCTGTATGCCCACCGCTCCGGGATCACCGAGGCTGAGGCCGCGATGCTGATGGATCGCGAAACCTGGATCGGCGCGCAGCAGGCTGTCGATGACGGCTTCGCCACGGGCCTGCTGCCCAGTTCCGAGATCACCCGCACGGCCCAAGCATCTGGCGCGCGCAAGCCGCTGGCGCTGATCGAGGCCTCCATGGCCAAGGCCGGCTACTCGCGCAATGCGCGCAGAGATGCCTTCAAAGCCCTGTTTTCCAACGGCACGCCGGGCGCTGCCGATCCTGCCATGCCGCGCGCTGGCCCTGAAGTCGCAGCCTCGCTGCAATCGCTGCTGGACACGATGCGCGTGTAGACAGCAGCAACCACCAACCCGATCTGCCGCCCTTGAGGCGGCTTTGTCATTTCTGAAAGGGCCACACCATGGCAAAGCAACACACCGCACGTCCCGTTCCCCGCGGCATCATGTCCGTTCGTGCCGAGGCACCCAGCAACGCCGAAGTCAAGGCGTTGATTGATGGCCTGCAGCAGACGTTCGCCACTTTCCGGGCAGAGCACACCAAGCAGTTGGAGGAGATCAAGGCTGGCAAGTCTGGTGCCGATCAGGAGGCAAAGCTGGCGCAGATCAATGCAGCGCTCGACAAGCTGCAGCGTGAAAGCGAAGACGCGCACACCAAGATCGCCGCAGCTCAAATGGGCGCGCCTGGCGTTGCTCTTCGTGACAAGGAGTACAGCGCCTCCTTCGATGCGCACATGCGCAAGGGCGATGTGCAGGCAAGCCTCAACAAGGGTACGGCTGAAGAAGGCGGCTACCTGACCCCCGTCGAGTGGGATCGCACCATCACCGACAAGCTGCGGGACGAGTCGCCCATGCGCGAGCTGGCCCAGGTACAGCCCACCAGCAAGGCTGGTTGGACCAAGCTGTTCAACATGGGTGGCACGGGCTCCGGCTGGGTTGGCGAGACCGACCAGCGGCCCGAGACGGCCACTCCGGTGCTGGCGGCGCTTGGCTTCGGGCATGGCGAAATCTATGCCAACCCGGCCGCGACCCAGCAAATCCTGGACGATAGCGAGATCAACATCGAGGCATGGCTGGCCAGTGAAGTTCAGGCAGAGTTCGCAGAGCAGGAAGGCTTGGCTTTCATCAGTGGCGACGGCGTGAAGAAGCCTGCCGGTATCCTGACCTACGTAACCGGTGGCGCCAATGCGACCAAGCATCCCTTTGGCGCGATCAAGGTCACCAACAGCGGCGCTGGGGCCGACATCAGCTCCGATGCCGCGCTGGACCTGATCTATGCCCTGCCAAAGAAGTACCGCCAGAACGCGCGTTTCCTGACCAACAACTTGACCATCGCGAAGCTGCGCAAGCTCAAGGACGGCCAGGGCAATTACCTGTGGCAGCCGTCTTCGCAGGCTGGTCAGCCGGCAACGTTTCACGGATACGGCCTTGCCGAAGACGAGAACATGCCTGATGTGGCAGCCAATGCCGTGCCGATCCTGTTCGGAGACTTCAAGCGCGGCTATCTGATCATCGACCGCATGGGGGTGCGCGTGCTGCGCGATCCCTACACCAAGAAGCCCTACGTGCTTTTCTACACGACCAAGCGCGTGGGCGGCGGCGTGCAGAACCCCGAGTGCCTGCGTGCAATGAAGGTGTCGGCGTAACCAAGAAGGGGCTTCGGCCCTTTCTCCATTTCAGGAGAAGACGATGAAGGCAACCAAGCAATTCAAAGGCGTGAAGGACGGAGAAATCTATCCCACCCTATTCGAGGTGGGAGATGAGATCCCGGCCGAACTCGAAGCCGCCGCGATCGAACTGGGCGCGGTTGAGCAAAAGAAGGCCGTCGCTGGTACAGATAAGGCCAAGTCGTAGCATGCCCATCTTGACCATCGAGACGGCCATCGACCACTGCCGGGCTGACCCGGAGGACGCCGCGATGGTCGAGCTGTACCTCGGTGCTGCCATCGACGCCGCCCAGGAGTACCTGGGCCGCAAGGTGTACGCCGACCAGGCCGAGCTTGACGCTGCGGTGGCTGCGGGTGAGGCCGGTGAGCTGCCTATGGTGGCCACCTACTCGGTCAAGGCCGCGATGCTGCTGATCTGCGGCCACCTCTTCGCCAACCGCGAGGACGTGGTGGTGGGTGCGCAGTCCTTTGCCATGCCCAACGGCTCGCGCGACCTGCTGCGGCCCCATCGGAAGGTGCAAGGCCTATGACCACGTTCCGCGCCGGCACCCTTCGAGACCGCATCCACATCCAGCGCAAGACAGGTGGCGCGGATGAATGGGGCACTCCGCTGCCCGAAGGCTGGGCAAACATCTCCACGGGCCGCATCGCCGCCAGCGTGCTGCACAAGTCTGGCCTGGGCACGATCAAGGCAGACGCCGAGGTGTCCATCGTCCGCGCGAGCATCCGGATCCGGCGCCGCGCAGGCGTGGACGCCGGCATGCGCGTGCTGTTCGACGGCCAGATCTACGAGCTCAAGGCAGTGCTGCCTGGGCCAACCCGCGAGTACATCGACCTGGTGTGCGAGCTCATCCAGGGCAAGTCCTGAAGGAGGATTGAATGGCGAGGCGCACCCTATCCAATCCGGGGCGCGATGGCAGCCGCAAGGTGCTGACCGGCGGCAACTCGTTCGGCATGCAGCTCGACCTGAGCGCAGTGAACGACATGCTCAGCGCATTGGAGTCCGGCGTGGAGGCGGCCATCCGGCCCATGGCCCAGGCTGGCGCTCAGGTTATCTACGAGCGCGTCAAGCTCAACGTCCAGGGGTTGGGGCGCGTGACAGGCAACCTTGAACGGTCCATCTACCAGTACTTCAGCGACGAGAAGTCGGAGGACGGGAAGAAGGCGGAGTACCACATCAGCTGGAACCACAAGAAGGCGCCTCATGGGCACCTTGTGGAGTTCGGCTACCTGCAGCGCTACCGCTACTACCAGACCAACGACGGCCAGGTGCGGCCCATGGTACGGCCCGGAATGGACGGCCAGCCGCCTCCACCCCGCCGCGCGAGCCAGGCCCAGAAGGACGCCTACTACGTGACTCTTCCGAGCCCGAAGCAGGTGCCCGGCAAGGCATTTGTGCGCAGCGCGGCCAGCTCGCTTCCGGAGGCGCAGAAGGCCGCCCAGGCTGAGCTGTGGCGCCGGTTGTTTGAGCAGGGGGGCTACGGTGGCGCTTGAATCTGACCTCATGGCTACGCTACTGGCGGTGTGTCCGCGCGTGCACGTTGGAACGGCCCCTTTCGGCACCCAGCAGCCCTACGTGACGTGGCAGCACATCGGCGGCGATCCGTTGGAGTGGCTGGACAACACGGTGGCCGACAAGCGCAACGTGCAGATCCAGATCAATACCTGGGACAGCACGCCGCTCAAGGCCTTTGCTCTCATGCAGACCATCGAGGCCGCACTGCGCGGCGCGATGCCCCAGCTGATCGCGCGCCCAGTCTCCGAGCCCATCGGGGCCTATGGCGACGGCGACGAGACGCCGGGCTACCTGCAGACCTACACGATCTGGGGCGCTCGATAGGCCCCTGACCAGTTCCGCCGCCTGGCGGTTTTTTTGCCCGCTCGGGCGCAACCTCACACCCGCTTCGGCGGGTTTTTTCATTTCCGAAAGGCCCACCATGGCATATACCGTTCCGGACGGCAGCAAGCTGTTCATCTCCACCGTCTACGCCGCGGCCATCGCCGTCACGGCCGTGACCAACGCGAGTCCCGCCGTGGCCAGCGCCGCGGCGCATGGCCTGCCCAACGGCAAGGAGTTCATCTTCACGTCTGGCTGGGATGACGCCAACAACCGCGTCTTCCGCGTCGCCAACACGGCAGCGGGCACCTTCGCCATCGACGGGCTGGACACACTCAACGAGAACCGCTTCACGCCGGGCGGCGGCATCGGTTCGGTGCTGCCCATCACCACTTGGCAGGAAATCCAGCAGGTGCTGAACCCCTCGACCTCGGGCGGCGATGCGCAGTTCGCCGAAGTGGCTCCCTTGGCCAGCATGAACACCTTCCAGATCCCCACAGGCTTCTCGGCCACCAACATCACCATCCCCATCGGCGATGACCCCAGCCTGCCGGGCTACAAGGCTGTCAAGAAGGCCTCCGAGGACCGCCTGCTGGTTGCACTGAAGGTGCTCAAGCCCAACGGCAACGTGAACTACTTCTACGGCTACATCGCCCTGAACGAGATCCCCTCGCTCACCAAGGGCCAGGTGGACACCGTGAACGCCGCCATGGCCCCGCAGGGCCGCACCACCCGCTACGCCGTCTGATCGGCCCCAGTTGCACCGGCCCGGCTGTTTCGTCTCTCAGCAGAGGCGGGCAGTCGGGCGCGGGCATTTCTCATCCATCTGCTGAAAGATCATCACCATGAACGCTCCTGCAAAGAAGGCCTCCATTCCCGCCAAGACTGATAAGCCCGCCGCCTTCGTGTTCGGCAAGCGCCCCGAAACCATCTCGGGCAAGGTCGAATTCCCCCTGCCCGATGGCAGCATGGCCACGCTCAATTGCACGTTCCGTTACCGCACCCGCAAGGAGTTCGGCGAGCTCTGGGATGACGTGGCAAACACTGCAGTGCGCCTGGCCACGGAGCAGCAGGAGCAGGCCGGCAAGAGCGATGGCGACGCCTCCAAGTTCACCTACGCCTACATGTACGAGCGTGGTGATGCGGCCAATGCCGAGAACGCCATGAAGTACTTGGTGAGCTGGGGCGACGAGAACCCGCCTGTGACGAAGGAATCGCTGAACGAGCTGTTCGATCAGGCGCCCGGTGCGAGCGCCGCGCTGTGGGACGCGTACAGATCGCTCTGCACAACGGGCCGCCTGGGAAACTGAGGGCCATAGCTGCTGCCATCTACCGCAAGCCCCCGACAGCCGAGCAACTCGGCTTTTGGGGCATGACTTACCGGGATTGGGAGGCAGAGCAGCAGCCCGTGGAGATATGGCCCGAGAACTTCCCTGCCTACAAGCTGTGGTGCAAGGTAGGCAGCCAGTGGCGCTACACCATGAGCGGCCCGGCATCCCTTGACTACATCCCGCTGCAGCATGAACTGGATCGCATGGGCCTGGGCGAAGAGGACTACGACGCGCTGTTCAGCGACATCCGCGTGATGGAATCCGAGGCCTTGGCCGCCATGTGCGAAGAGTAATGCCGCCCGATGGCGGCCTTTGACTGTCTGGAGGATTCATGACCGAAGTGAAGAAAAATCCGCCATCAATATTTGCCCGGCATACCAAGGCTGCGGCTCAAATGGCGCTCATTGCTCAGCAGGCGGCACGTTCGGCGGATTTGGCCGCAAAGCGGGCGAGAGAAGCCTGTCCACCTCCTCCTTGATTGCTGCTATGGATTCGTCAGGAACCGTGGAGAACAGAAGCCTATCTTGGTAGCTCTCGCTGACCTGGGCAATGGCGGCGCTGAGTGCTGCGCGCTGGGCAGGATCTTCAGACATCACTTGTTGAACTGCCAGCAGCATCACCCGTGCAGCTCCGGCGAATGCGGTGAGGGTGTTCAGGTGCTCAGCCTTGGCGGCAAGATTGCGTTCCTTTGCCTGAAGATTTTCTTCTTTGGCTTGCAAATCCCGGGCTTTGGCATCCAGGTCTTCCTGATGAGATTTCAGTGTGTCGAGAATGCTGCCAATCGCTTGGTTCACAAGATCAAGCTCTGCGCGCGTTTCAGGTGACATTTCGCCCTCCTGGCGATGGGTTGTGTGGAAGCTCCCATCGTATGCCAGGAGGGCGCCCGGCTCTGAAGGCTCCAATGCGCTACGATCAGAGGAATCTCGATGTTTGGAGCGGATATGGAGTTGTTTTTCCTGTGGCTGATCTTGTGCGTACTTGTCGGCGTGTGGGCCAGTAAGAAGGGGCGGTCTGGCATCGGGGCGTTTCTATTTTCCCTTTTCCTGTCGCCTCTTGTGGGCGCAATCATTGTTGCGCTCATGAAGCCAGAGGGAGAGGCCGCACTTCCCCGGGATGAGCTGGGCAATCCCATAACGCCTGCGACCCATGTTCATTGCCCGGACTGCCGAGAGCTTGTGCGCAAGGAAGCTCGCAAATGCAAGCATTGCGGTTCGGCCCTGATGCCGCAGTAGCAGATGAAACCGCCAAAGTGGCGTTTCTGGGCGCATGGTTGAGGATGGATGTAGACGCTTGGGAGCGGTATCTTCCAGTACCATCAGGTGATGGGTTACTACGTCTTGGGAATCGCTAAGGGGCTGGGTGACGATGTGGAGGCGTTGTCTGAACAGATACGTGTCCGCCCGCGCGCTCGCTTTCTCTCGGGCTATCTAAACGAAATCGCCCCAGCGTTCCAAGAATTCTCCGACCGGGGAGAGGAAATCTTGACGCTTCACAGCTTTGCGAGCATCCCCTCCAATCAGATCGATCTCGCGATGGCTATCTGCGAGCGGCTGCGGCAATCTTTCTTGAAGAGACCGAAGATGTGGAGAGTGCATTTGGGCACCATCAAATTCCCGGGAGAGGAAGAGAAGCCTTTCGAGCCGCTGGTGGTTAGGCGAAGAGCCCTGTCCATGATCGACCGAATCCAGCATCTCCTGGACACCGTTCGCAGCGACGGAGGAGTAGTGGTCTTTGGTGGTGGTGCTTGGTATGTTCCACTCTGTGGGATCAAGCTGCCACCAGGCACTGTCCACTACTCGTAGCTTCCTGCATCGTCGCTGGACCGATGGAAACCTTGGCCTGATCCCCGCTCTATGTCGTGAGCTTGTGCGAAGGTTGAAATAGCACAGCATCATTGAACAACTTCAGAGCCCCGGACCCCCGGGGCTTTTCTATTTCTGGCTCGCCTTTTGGCGGGCCTTTTTTATGGGCGGATCTATGACGCAAGAAGGACCCAAGGCCGTCGTCAGTGTGGTTGCGGAGGACAACACCAAGGATGCGTTCAATCAGATAAAGCAAGGTGCCAAGGACACTGCTCAGGCAGTCACAAGGGCCGGTCAGGAGGCGAGCAAAGGCATCTCTCAAATGGGAGGTGGCGCCGAACAGACCGCTCGAAAGCTGGAGTCCTTTGAGAAATCCTGGGTCAACAGCGTTCAGCGCGCCCTGGTCGCCGCAGAGGCCGGGGAGAAAGGGACCGCCAAGTATTTTGAAGCCTGGGGCAAGTATCGGGGCATTGGCGGCGATGTCATGGAGCCGATTCTTGCTCAGTTGCGCGCGGTCGAAGCCGCACAGGCCGCCGCTGCTGGTGCTGCCACAAAGGGGCTGGGCACCATGGGTGTGTCCGCCGCTCAGACCGCCGCGGCGCTGCGCCAAGTGCCGGCTCAGTTCACGGACATCGTGGTCAGCCTCCAGGCGGGCCAGGCGCCCCTTACTGTGCTGCTGCAACAGGGTGGCCAACTCAAAGATATGTTTGGCGGCACTGGCGCCGCGGCCAAAGCCCTTGTCGGATACGTCATGGGGCTGGTGAGCCCGCTCACACTGGTTGCTGCCGCTGGCGCTGCGACGGCTGTGGCGTTCCATCAGGGGGCTCAGGAGAACGAGGCGTTCGTGCGCTCCATTGCCCTCACCGGCAATGCTTCTGGCGTCACCACAAGCCAGCTGCGTGAGTACGCGCGGCAGATCGATGCTGTGGTGGGGACTCAGGCACAGGCTGCGTCCGGCCTGGCTGATTTTGTCGCGGCTGGTGTGCGTGGTGGCGACGAATTGCGCCGCTACACCCAGACCGCCATCGAGTGGGAGAAGCTCACTGGCCAGGCTGTCAGCAAGACGGCTGACCAGTTCGCCAGCCTGCAGAAGGATCCGTTGGCCGCCGTTATCAAGCTCAACGAGGGAACCAACTTCCTGACGGTATCCGTGTACGAGCAGATCAAGGCCCTGGATGACCAGGGCCGCAAGGCTGACGCATCGAAGGTAGCCATGGACGCGCTGGACGGCGCCATGCGCGAGCGCGGCAAGACCATCAAGGACTCCCTGGGCTACATCGAACGCGGATGGAATGCCATCAAGGGCGCGGCCTCCGATGCCTGGGACGCCATGCTCAATGTGGGGCGTGCGGCGACCATCAACGACCAACTGGCAGTCGTGCAAAAGGAGCTGACTGCTCTGCTAGCGCAGTCGGAATCCGGCTTCGGCGAGACGGGCGGCGGCGCGGCCACGGGCCGCAGCAATGCCGCCTATGTCCGCAAGATCAAGGAGCGCATCGATGCGCTGAAGGCCGAAGAGTGGGCGCTCTACGAAAAAGCTGACGCGGAGAAAGTCGCCGCCATGCAGCGGGAGGAGTCCACCCGCAGGATGCAGGCATTGCTCGACTTCGACAAGGACTACGCCAAGGCCCTGGAGAAGGAGACCACGCTTCAGGAAAAGCTCGCAAAGGTACGCCGCGAAGGCGAAGCGGCCGGCAAATCTGAGTCAGAGATCAAGCAGGTGCTCACGTATGTGACGGAGCAGCACAACAAGGCGAATCAGGCCGGGGCTAAGGCAGCCAAAGAGCATGCCAAGGAGTTGGCCGAGCAAGCCAAGGTGTATGCAGAGCTGGCGGGTCTGTCGAGCACCTACTACGCTGAATTGGCGCGCGGGCAAAAGGCCTTGGCAAACGGCAATATGACACAGGCCCAGTACATCAAGTACGTCGAGGACCTGATCAAGAAGCAGCCTTTCGCCATCGCCCTGGCCAAGGAAGAGGAGAAGGCCCGCCGCGACCTGCAGAAAGCCATCGAGGACGACATCAAGCAGGCCGACCGCCTGGCCGACAAGCGTCAAGCCGCGATCAAGTCGGCAGAGGATGCCGTGCGCAAGGCTCGCCAGGAAGAGGAGGCGCATGCCCTGGCTGCTGCCGCCAACATCACGCTGGCCGAGGCCGTGGAGCGCCTGACCATCGCGCGCCTGGAAGAGCAACTGCAGATGGCCCGCATGGGCACGGAGTCGCAGGCCACCATTGACGCGCTGGAGCGAGAGCTTGCCGCGCGCAAGGAACTGCTGGGCGTGCTGCAGCAGAAGGGATTCCGCGAGGGCAACAAGAAGGCGGCGGACGAAGCTGCGAAGGACTGGGACAAGACCGCCCAGACCATCAGCCGCACCTTGAGCGACTACATCATGGGCGGCGGAAAAAATGCTGCTCAGTACCTGAAGCGGCTGTTTGCTACGCTGGTGTTGGAGCCTGTTGTGCAATACGGCGTGAGCGCCATCATGGGTGTTGGCGGGAAGGCTGGTAGTGCTGGTGGCGGCTCGGGCGGCTTCTCCCTCCCGGGCATGCCAGGCATTGGAGGCAGCAGCTATTTCAGCGCTGGCCTGGCTGGAGGCTGGACGGGATTTGAGGGTGGCATCTCAATGATGCAGGCCGGAGAGTGGGCTGCAGGCGGCATGCAGGCACTCGGCGCGGCTGCTCCCTACATCGGTGCCCTGATCCAAATCGGGCAGGGTAAATACGGCTCTGGCGTCGGCATGGCCGCTGGCGCTTACATCGGCTCGATTGTTCCTGTGATCGGGACCGCCATCGGCGCGCTTATTGGCGGAATTGTTGGAGGCTTGTTTGACGGTGGGGCGCGGGGTGCGAATCACGTCGGAGCGGCGTACAGCACGACAGGTGTTGGCAATGACAAGGCCGCCGAGATGCTGTTCGGCCGAGCTGGCGGCGACTGGTATGACGACCTGACGCAGCGCAATGACCCCAAGCTTGGTAAGCAACTGGGCAAGACTGTCGATGCGCTTTCCGAGTTCTATAAGTACCTCTCTGGCTTCACAGGTGGCAAGGCCAAGGATATCGATATCGTTGCCGGCTTCGCCACGAATCCCAAGTATGGCGACGAGGACAGCTACGGCTATTTCAAGCTGATCGATAAGGTCACGGGTGATGTGCTCAAGGAGTACATCAAGCGTGATGGCGACCTTGGCACAGATCCCCAGAAGGCCTGGGCGCAGTTCGTCGGCGACATGGGCGGGGCCTTGGTCGATGAAATCAAGAAGGGGGATATCCCAAGTTGGATGCGCGATGAGTTGGATGCCTTGGGCGACACCGTAACGGTGGAGGGCCTGACGGCTGCAATGCAGAAGATCGCGCTGATTGACACGGCATTCAAGGGCTGGGCCGATACGGTGACAGGGTTCGCGAACATTACCGCGAAAGCCCAGACAGAGCTGCTCAAGTTGTCCGGCGGTATTGAGACCCTTGCAGGAAACGTCAATGCGTTTTATATGGGCTTCTACTCGGAGAAGGAGCGAGCCGAAATCTTTCAGCGCCAGGTCCGCGACCAACTCAAGAAGTTGGATGTTGACATCGACCCAGCGGGAGGCGAAGAGGCCAAGAAGAAGTTCCGGAAGCTCATAGAGGACGCGCTGGCATCCGGCAACACCGAGTTGGCGGCCAAGCTGCTGGCCTTGGCGCAGATGTTCGGGGTGGCAGCCGATTACGCCCAGAGATCCGCAGAGACGGCTGCTGAAGCGGCAAAGACCGCGGCAGACGAGGCTTCGAAGGTATTGGAGGAAGCCAAGCAGAAAGCCAAGGACGCCGCGCTTGCCAACTTCGAGGCGGCCGTCGCGCGCGAGCAGGAGTATTGGCAGCGGATTGTGACGGACTCGCAGGCCGCAGTGCAGGCGATCTCCAGCATCTTGACACCGTTGAAGCAGAGCGCGAAGGAGCTGTTTGGCTCCATCGATACTGCCCAGCAGATGCAGGCCGCTGCGGGCATGGTGTACATCGAGCGAGCTCTCGCGGGCGTGCGCGGTGGCGCCAAGCTCTCCAGCTTTGACGGGCTCACGGACGCGATCACGGCGGCGCGCGGCGGCGTCACGTCGGGCCGCTACGCATCGCAGTTCGAGCGCGATCGTGACGCCCTGGTGCTGGCCAACCAACTCAGCCAGATCGCCGGCTACGGCGACGCCCAGCTCTCCACGGAGGAAAGGCAGCTCAAGAACTCGCAGGAGCAGCTTGAGCGCCTTGACAAGACGCTCAGCTACTGGCGCGACCTGCTGGACGACAGCAAGACCCAGATCGATGCGACGTTGAGCGTGGAGCAGGCCATCAAGGCTCTGGAGAAGCTGATGTTCCCGGATAGCCCCGGGGGCACCGGAACCGGCAAGGACAACGGCGGAGCGGTGCTCGGCGGCGGAGGGGGAGGCAGTGCGCCCGGAGGCAGCAACACGCCATCGAAGTACAACCGCCCGCAAACGGACGGCAGCGGCGGGACGTTCTACAACCCTGTGATCGACTCCGCCGAGATCGCGCGCTTGGATGCGCTGGCGGGCAAGTACCACGCCTACGACGGCACGGGTGACCTTCGGGGGTTGCTCGAATCCATCAAAGCTTCTGGCGGCTCGCTGTCGGACTTGTCCGCGCTGTCGGGGCTCTATGAGTCGGACTGGCGCAAGGCGGCTGAGAGCGTTGGCATTCCAGCGTTTGAGGTCGGCGCGAACCGCATCCCGCAAACGATGTTCGCCATGCTGCACAAGGACGAAGCTGTGGTGCCCGCGGCATTCAATCCATGGGCGGGCGGCAAGAGCTTTGGCGGTGGCGAAAGCAGTGCTCGGCTCGAAGCCCTGGTGGCGCAGCTGATTGATGAGAACCGCCAGCAGGCGGGGCAAATCGTCCGGCTCAACTCGCAGATCGCACGGCTGCTTCAGCGTTGGGATGGCGACGGGATGCCGCAACCACGAAAAGAAGGAGAGGGGGTAGCAGCATGAGCATCTCATCGCTCGTTGTCATTGCGCCGCTCGCTGTGATCCCAGCCATGCTGGTGAGCAGCGATGTGCCGGAGAACGACTATCCAGAGTGGGCGGCCGGCACGGCCTACGCAAAGGGGGTGCGGGTGATCCTCGCGGCCCAGCACAAGGTCTACGAGAGCACGGCGGACAGCAACACGGGCAACAACCCCGCGACGCCGTCCTCCGAGCCCAAGTGGGTCGAGGTCGGGCCGACCAACCGCTGGAAGCCGTTCGATAAGTCGGTCAGCAGCCAGGTCAAGCAGGCCAACAACATCAGCTACCGGATCAAGCCGGGCCAGGCGATCACATCGCTCGGGCTGCTCAACGTCACGGGAGCCACAAGCATCCGTGTGCGGTTGATTGATCCGAGCTTCGGCGAGGTTTACGACGAGACGACTTCCATGTCGTCGGTGCCGGTGGCGGCCGGCTGGTGGGAGTGGTACTTCGGAGAGCGGCGCGCGCCAACCCAGGCCTTGCTGCAAGACCTGCCCAGCTTCCCAGCGGCGGACATCCTGATCGACATCGTGGGCACGTCCGCACTTGCGGTGGGCGTGATCCTGATGGGCCAGCGCCGAACATTCGCTCTGGGTGTCAAGTCGGGGGCGCGCGTAGGCATCCAGGACTACTCGCGAAAGGAGCGCACGGAGTTCGGTGACGTTGTGCTCGTTGAGCGGGCTTTCGCGAAGCGGGCGGCATTCCAGATGTTGCTGCAGTCGCGTGAGGTGGATTCCTTCAATGACTTTCTCACCACGGTTCGCGCGACGCCATGTCTTTGGATTGGCTCCAGCCGATTTGAATCGACCACGGTCTATGGGTTCTACAAGAACTTCGAGATCGTGCTCTCCTATTACGACTATGCAGACTCCGAGCTGGAGCTGGAAGGGTTGACATGACGGATATCGTCTCTCCAACGCCAATTGCCGTACTGCCGCCGGCGCCGCAACCGACGGACACGCCTGCGGAATTCAACACAAAGGGCTTCGCAACGGTTGCTGCCCAGGTGGAAATGATTCCGCAGATCAACACTGCGGCGGCCCAAACAAACCAGAACGCCGTCGCGGCCGATGAGCGCGCTGTGGCCGCGGATGCGTCGAAGTCTGCAGCTCAGGCGGCGGCGGGCACAGCCACCACGAAGGCGGGAGAGGCAGCCGCCAGTGCTACGGCATCGGCCGGCTCTGCAACTGCTGCATCCACGTCGGCAGGCAATGCTGCAGGCTCGGCCACGGCTGCCTTTGGCTCTGCGACGGCAGCGGCTGGCAGTGCCACGGAGGCGGCGGGGTCTGCCACGGCGGCGAATACCGCGAAGACCGGGTCGGAGGCTGCGCGCGACTCGTCGCAGGGCTACCGCGACCAGGCGGCAGTGTTCGCGACCCAACAGATCAAGGGCAGCAGCACGACGAGCGTGACGCCGGGCGCCGGGGCAAAGAGCTTCACGATTGAAGCGAGCCGCTCGTTTGTGACCGGCATGTATGTCGTGGCCACGTCCACCAGTGACCCGGCAACCCAGATGAGCGGGCCGGTGCAGAGCTACAACCCGACCACGGGGGGTCTGGTCATTGCCGTGGACATGTTCAGCGGGGCGAGCGCGAAAGCTGATTGGGTCATCGGCGTGGCCGCGCCAGGCGCAGCCACAGGCCTCGCCCGCCAGGTGGTCACTGCAAACACTACGTGCGTCGCCGGTGTTGCCTACATCGTCGCAGCGGCCGGCATCACGCTCACGCTGCCCGGCAGTTGGGCTGCAGGCGAGCGGATCGCGGTCATCGAGGCTATCGGCGACGGCGCACTGTACTCACTGGCATTCGGGGCCACGCCGCTGCGCGGTCGCGCGATAGGCACTCAGCAGGTCTCAAGCAACTACGGCAGCACCGGCGTGCTGACATACAACGACGCAACCCGGGGGCTCGTATGACGACGACATTGGCAACTCTTATGGGCCTGGGTGGTGGCGACTGGCCGCTCTGGTCTCCATCGCTCACCGTGGCGCAATGGGCGACAGTGCGCAGCCCAGCGGACGGCGAGATCTACACGCGCAGGACTGCAACGGGGTCGGGTTCGGTTGACCCGGCTGACGATCTCGTCAATTACTTTTCGCCTGGCTACGACCGGATCACGGCGGTGACAGGGCCAATTGCAGCTCTCGCCGCGGGGGGGACGCCAAGTGCCTCGTACGCAAAAAACGCTGCAAAGGCATCGATCCCCGCAATTGCGCTCAATGTCAGGACTCTCGTCTACAGCCTCACCGGGCGCGGTCTTGTCGGCTTCCTCGGTGTCTCACGCGGCCAGTCGGGGACGATGCGGACAGAGATTATTGTGGATGGCCGCACTGTGTATGACAGCACTATTGCCCACGGCAGCGCGACGGGGTGCACCATCATTGGCAGCTCAGTTGCGGACACGGCGAGCACGCTCATCGGCAACGCCGTTGATGACCCGGTGGGGATTCCGTTCCGCCGGACATTTGCGGTGTACGTCACGCCAACAGTGACGGCTATTGCGGCCGGCGATGGCGCATTTGTTGCGCACAAGACCAGGAGCTTGGCATGAGCGAAATGATCGCTGAAACCGTGGGCGGCTTGGTCGTGATGCGCTGGCCAGACGCTCCGCACGTCGATGCAGTTCCGCACTCCTGCACGCGCCGCCAGGGCCGGCTCGCACTGCTCATGCTGGGCCTGCTCGATACAGCCGAGGCTGCCATTGCCGCGATGCCCGAGGGGAGTGACAAGCGCGCCGCGCAGATCGAGTACGAGGCCGACACCTGGGAGCGGCACAACCCGTTTCTGGCGGCGCTCTGGGCGCAGCTTGGCGGCACGCCGGAATCGCTCGATGCCGCCTTCGCGCTCGCTGTGACGCTCTGATCGGCCCCGACCAACCACCAACCCGCTTAGGCGGGTTTTTTCATGCCTGGGAGGGCTATGAATCAACTGGAACCGACGAATGTGGCCATTGCCTTGGCTTCGGTGCTTTTCGGGCCGAGGCTGGCCGAGCTGGCCGGGCCGTATGCCGTGATCCTTATCGCCTCGACTGTGGGCGCGGCCTGGGCGCTGGGCCGCCGCGACCCGAGCGCACGCCTCGGCGCCGTGGGCTATTTCATGCGGCTGAACGCCACTGCGGTGCTTGTGACCTGGGGCCTGGCGACGCTGGCAGGCCGCTGGCTGGGTTTCGATGAGACCAACTGGATGCTGGCGCCCATCGCCTTGCTCGTAGGCGGCGTGGGCGACGACTGGCCCAGGCTCGGCCGCTGGGTCTTCGAGCGCGTGGCGCGGGTGCTGGAACGCAAGGCAGGTGGCGGCGAGGGAGGTGCGTGATGACGTGGCAAGCACATCAACTCCTGGCCATGGCCAATCTCGCGATCTGCATGGGCATTGGCTGGGCCTGCATCTGCAGGCTGAACTCCCATGTCGCTCGCGTGCACAAGCTGGCGCGCGCCCGGTACGCACTGCTGCTGGCCGGCGCCGTGGCCTCTGGCCTGCAGCCCATGCTGTGGAACACCTGGACAACCGTGGGCGACACCATCTTCAGCGCCTGCGTGCTCGCGGGCCTGCTCATCAACGTGGCGCGCTGGCACGGCGCTGGCCACCCCATGCGACGGAGTGACGACCAATGACCTACTTCGATGACTGCTTCGAGAAGCTGATCGGCCATGAAGGCGGCTACGTGAGCAATCCCAAGGATCCGGGCGGCGAGACCAAGTTCGGGATCAGCAAGCGCGCCTATCCCGGCGTGGACATCAAGGCGCTGACGCTGGCCGAGGCCAAGGCCATCTACCGGCGCGACTACTGGGATCGCGCGCGATGCGATGAACTGCCGCACGGGGTGGCCTTCGATGTATTCGACGGGGCAGTGAACTCGGGAATTGGCCAGGCCATCCGCTGGCTGCAGCGCGCGGCCGGCGTTGCCGATGACGGCATCGTGGGGCCGCTGACCCTCGCGGCCGTGCGTCGGGCCGACCCGGAGGCTATCCAGGCGCGCTACAGCGGACACCGGCTGGACTTCATGACGCGCCTCTCAACCTGGGACACGTTCGGGCGCGGCTGGGCACGGCGCGTTGCCAGCAACCTGCAGGGGGTCGGAGCATGATGACACCGACCCACATGGCCCTGGCAGCGCTGGCAGCCGGCAACCTGCTGCTGGGTTGGGCCTGGCTGTCCGCCCGCGATGATGCGACCACGGCCGCCGCGGACTTGGTGAGCATGCAGCAGCAGCGCGACGGAGCGCTCAAGGGCGCGCAGGCCTGTAGCGATGCCACCGAGGCGCTGGGCGCCGTGGCCGAGCAGCGTGCAGCCGAGGCGGGGCCTGCCCGTGCTGCTGCCGCTGACCAGGCTGCCGCGCTCAACGCCCGCGCCGACTACACGCTGTCCCGCCAGCCCGCTGCCGGCGACAGCTGCGCGAGCCTACAGGCGCTTGGCGCGGACTGGCTCAAGGGGAGGGCCAAGCCATGACGATGCGGGCAAAGCCTGTGTGCCTGGTGGGCGGTCGCTACGTGCAGTGCGCTGCAGAAGAGGCAACCCACGTCACTCTCAACATCCCAGGGCCCACGGGCCGGCTCACGCTGCCTGTGATTCTCAAAGGAACGCGCGACGGCACTGGCTGCTGGACGTGGAACGGGAGTACGGCGGCTCCAACGCTCCGCCCGAGCGTGTTGACCCAAGGCCATGACTACCGCTGCCACTCCTGGATTAACGACGGCCAGATGCAGTACCTGCACGACTGCTCTCACGATCTGCGCGGCCAGACCGTGCCGCTGAACCCTATGGAGGATGCCCAATGCGAAGCGCAATCGTGATCGCTGGCGCGCTGGTCCTGGTCGGCTGCGGCGCCTTGCCCAGGGTCGAGGTCCAGGAGGTCAAGGTGCCCGTGCCCGTGCAGTGCCGCGAGCCTGTGCCCGACCGGCCCAGCATGCCCACCGAAGCCCTGGCCGAGGACGCCGACCCCTTCGAGTTGCTGCGCGCGGCCCTGGCTGAGATCGACCGCCGCGAAGGCTATGAAATCAGGCTGCAGGCCGCGCTGATGGCTTGCACCATGCCGCTAACGCCGCGCTGATGGGGGAGTGGATGCTTAGCTCCGCGCGGAATTGACGGTCATTCAGTGATGACTGCGCGCCACTCTTGGTTGCAATGCGTTACCATTCCCGAAACTTTTGGGGGATGTTTTGGCTCAAATCACGATCGAAAGCGAAGTTGAAGCGTATGCAGCGCTGGAACGCGCATTGGCTGGGAAGTTGCCTGAAGACACGATTGTAAAATTTGGCGATTGGCCTAATTTGCATTTTATTGTAAGAGGCGATGAGTTTAATGCATCGCTAACCCCGCCAATAATGTCAGGGTTGTTGGATTTCCAAAGAGGGATATATAGATCCTTTGCGGCGGTCACATATGGCGATCCAAACAAGAGGCTTAGCGATAGTGAGAAGAAATTACTTCAAATAAATGTTAAAGTAAAAAAGGGCAGCTCGCAGCTAGACATACCGGCTGATGAGCTATTAAAACATCTTATTACTGAGATGATGACTAAAATGCCTCCTGAATATGTATTGATAGCTGTGCTTTCTATAGCTGTTATGTACTTCGGCGGCTCCTTCTTGAAAACCTTTCTTGATAATAGGAAAGAAGTTCGAATAAGAGAAGTTGGCGATGAGACGCAGAGGGCTACGTTGGCGGCAATGCAATTCTCATCTGCTCAGGAAACGGAGCGTATGCGAATACTGGCTTCTGCAATTGGCAAAGTCCCCCAGTTGGAAGTTGCTGCTGAGGAGGCCAAGGATGCGCAGGCGGCTCTCGTTAAAAGTGTTCGTGAAGCTGATGAAGCAGAGATATCCGGAGTTTATTTGGAGCGCGACGATGCGGTTGTATTAACGAGAAATGGTCGCCACGAAGTTACTCAGGCGCGTCTAGATGGGAAATACCGTTTGTTAAAGCTGGATTGGTCTGCTCCTGGTAGCTTTAAGGTTAAGGTGCAGCGCTTAAAAGATGATTTAATTATTGACGCCGATGTGCAAGATGACACATTAACTGGCGCCTATAAGGAGATTCTTAAAGATGCGGAGTGGAGTAGAAATCCTGTTATCTTGTCTATCAATGCCAAGAAGGTCGGTGCCTCATATAAAGAGGCTGTAATTGTTCGAGTTGAGAGGGATGGTCCAAAGAAGAGAAGGCCTTCTAGGATGAGGTGAATCGCGTCGCACCTCAGTGGATATTTAGGCTGGGAGCTCAGTCATGCTGGTCTGCTGGCCGCGCTGATAGCGTGCACGGCGCCTTTGGCTCCGCGCTGATGCAGGGTACTCCGCCCACGGCCACCCATTTGAGCTTCATCCATTGATCGACAAAGTAGCCCCGCTCTCGGATGAAAATAGGAATCTCTAATGAAATTTCTTAGTTAATAGAATACGATCAGAAGAGATATTTTGAGCGTACGTGCTCGTATGTTGCAGTGGTTTCGATTTTAGAGAAGAATTCGTCGGTAAATGCTATCGATGAGGCAACCGACCATTTTGCGCATCCGGCACCAAGGAGTTTGTCAGGATAATATGCATTCCCTGGACCAGCTATTGCATTCTCCGGGAATTTTCCTCTAAAACTCTTTTCAAATTTGTGGATGCGTTTGCTGTTGGATTCGGCGTTTGTGAGAATGTCTTCCGGCTCATAGTGGATTAGCGCATTTCGAAGGTCAACAAGAAGTTTTATGTCTTGATAAGGCCTTGCGCCTGTGGCGAAAGGTTCTTTGTTATTCAATTCCAAGCAGATGTCATATTTATCAAGTATCGAGTAGGAGGCGGATCTCGGTATTTTCCTTTTCCAAAGTCTTGCCATCAGCTGTCGAGCAGTGAGTGATTCTGTACGATCTTTGTTATTCTCGTCTGCACAATCTGAAAATAGTTCGTTTATTGTTGCCTCTAAAAATGCAGCGCACTCTATGACTGTAGAAATTGCGTAAGCTTTATGTTTTCTTCTCTCGGTACTGCCGAGATCTGTTTGCTTTGCAATAGGCTCGATATCCTCGCATTCCTTCGAAAAAAGCGATGCCGCAGATAAGTGGCTTAGAGATAGGTAGTGACGAGCATAAATGGCTAGAGACATTTAGGATGTTTTAAAATTGTAAGTTGACGGAGGCGATTAAATGGCGGCGCGAACTAGCAGACATTCGTTATTCCATTAACAACTTTCGCATTCTACTCTAATGTGGATTTTATCGAAGAAGACTGTCGTTTGAAGCTGCATACGGGATTTGGTTCGTGGGTATTTGTTTTTAGAGACGGTTCACGTACTATGCCGCCATGAGCTTCGATCAGATCGCAATTGCCCTGCTGGGCGCGCTGGCGGCCTGGCTCTCTCAGGCCAGGGGAGAGAGCTCGCGCAAGTGGGCGCCGGTGTTCGGCATGCTGGGCCAGCCGTTCTGGTTCTATGCCAGCTGGCAGGCCGAGCAGTGGGGTATCTTCGCTGTGTCGATCATCTATGCCTGCGCGTGGGCGCGGGGTCTGTGGGTCTACTGGATCTCGCCGCGCCGAGCCGCTGGCTCGGGCTTGATTCAGCTGGTGCCTGGCTGGAAAAGATGATCTACACGCTCCACATCGACAAGGAGGAGCCGGGCCTGTACACGGCCCGCGTGCTCGATGGACGGGCTGAGGTCGCAGAGTTTCAGGCGGCCACCATCTCGGGCGCCATCCGCGACTGTGCCGTCGCCACGCTGCCCGGCCTCGACGGCTTCCACATCTGGTATGGCCACGTCTCCGTTGGCACTACCTCAATCGGCGCGATGCGCCACGACGCCGAGACGCTGGCTCAGCGGCTAGTCAGCCTGCATTCTCAGTTCGCTGATTAG